GCTTACTACACCTTGATTACGTAGTTTGAACACCAAGGATAATTGTACATCAGCTACTACCTTATTTTCTAAGAACGGTGTAATGTATTCGTCTAATAGTTTCTTGTAATCGCTATTTTCATCTTTTGCTATATCACCTGTAGCTACTAAGTCTTTCAGTTTATTAAAAAGCTTAGAACCTATTAGTGGTTGTAGTCCCATATCTTGCGCTACACGAATGGCAGGTGCAATATATGAGTTATCTACATTGTTGTTTAATATAGTGCGACTTTTTAAGGTCTGTTCACTTATAAGAAAAATCTCTTTCATTGCTTAGCCCTCCTTATGCGTTTGTTTCTAAACTAAATGGGATAAAGTTAATAGATTCCTTTACACCAAATATTCTGTCAAATACTCTTTGTAAATCTCTCTGAATAGGAACAACCGTAGTTCTATTGTACAGAAGAAAAGCCTCATCAAATTCTTGTTTGTTGAAACCTGTACCTTCTGTAGATAGTCCAAAGATTTGAGGGATAGCTCTAAATGCAATAAAGATTTCCTTATAAGTATCTATCCTAAGATTTTCATACTTCTTATCAAAGTTATCATCTTGGATTCTTTCAACCGATACTCCATTTTCTTTGGAATCATTGAAAGCTATTAAGAACTTTCCTGCATTTTCTGCACCACCAAACTTAGCTTTAACTTTACGTTCTATTTCCTCTTGTACTTCCGTAGAGGGCGCGCCATTGTTAAAGTTAATAATGAAGTTACCGGAGAAATTATTTAATATGCTGTTAAGATGGAATTTTGAGATTTCTGTACTAGTCTCGATTGCGCTTAAAGCTCCGTTATATCTAGGAACAGGGTAAACACCGCGACTAACATGACCTTTGAAATAGAACACTCCCGATTTTTGTTTAGCGTTTGGGTCGTAAATATCATAGGTTACATAGTCATTTGCATGTCTAACCCAATCCTCAGAGTAGAAAGCCTTATCTCCTTCTTTGTTGAGACGGACGTTACGGAAATCTAACCAGTAAATTTCGCTTATTTCTCCAAGCTTGTTATTGATAACTTGTAGAGCAAAGCCACCGAATATCAAATAATCTACAGTCACTTTCTTGATTACATCTTCTAGAGTTTCGCCATCTTTATTGGCTGTTTCAGAAAGTTTTTGTACTACGGTATTTTCATTGTAAATAATACCGTTACCGAGGGCATAACCTGCTGTTCCCTCGATTATCGACTGTAACAAAGCGCTCCTAAGATACAAGTCCCATAAGTATTGAGGAAATCTGTTATCATTTCCATAGCTTAGGTATGGTCTGTTTGTATCTTTCTCAACAAAGGTAGGAACCACTTTAGCAGTCGAATCATAAATACCGAATCTTAATTTCTCATCCATGATACTGTATTTTGCTTTCTAAGTTAAAAGTGTTATTAACTACATCCTCACTATCATAAGTTCCAATCATAATCAAACCTACTTCCAAGACGGTGTTATACTTTCCAATGAGTTTGTAAGTATATTCACCATCCGGAATATTTAATAGCTGCTGACTATCTAGATTGAATTTATAATAGAGCGGTTTTGTAGAAATATTACCACCATTCTCAACTATAGTAACATCATCAGAAACAGGAGAAGAGATTGTGAGAGTATATTCTCCATCAACCTTAAATGAATGTCTTGGGACATTTATATAGGTTTTGTGTTTACTTAGATATATCATAGTTTTATCTTAATTAGGTATATATACGGCGAAAGAGGGTATTAAATAAAGTCGTTACACTCATCTAATGCCCTCCTTCTGTATATAAAATGATTGAAGTTTATTTATTAAGCTACCTCATCTACAATAGACTCGATAACTTCTGCACTAACCTCATACGGAAGCTCAGCCGAAGTATCAGTTAGTGTCAATTCATAATGGTTAGCGTCTGAAAGAGCCGTACCAGTAGTAGCCGTACCTGCTGAGCACTCTACGTAGTTATCTTTACCAAGATACCAGTATTTATCATTAGTATCTTTTACAATTACTGCGCAAGAGCTCATCATCAGAGCCATAATCTCAATACGCTTAGACGTTTCCATTTTCATAAATTGAAGAGTAACCTCATTTGTGAAGTAGGAAGCACTAGTTTCGCTAGTATTGAGTGTGCTAGTTAAGCTACCAGTAGATTTCAAAAGTTTATATTGTTTGAACTTCTTACCATTTGCCATTACTGGAGTAAGCAGGTGAGAAGTGCCATCTACTGACGTGCTAGCTACATCTTCAAACTGTGCGATTAGAACCTCTTTGATACCTCCAAAGGAAGCCTCTTTACAAGCGGTGTTCAAACCGGATAATGTATATGAATTACAAGCCATAGTATCAAATAGTTTTAATTGTTAATTGTAGAGAGGGTAATCTATTTCACTAAACTACCCCCTCCGGATATATGTTATGAAGAATAATTAGCCTACAAGTACAATCTCATCAGGGAAAGCAACCTGTACACCTGCATTGAAGTTGATAGCGAGACGGAACTCTTGGTTATCCTTAGAATACCAGAGGTCAAACTTCTCATCATCGCCCTCCATATCAACACCGTAGAAGATGTTTTCGGGGTCAGCTGCAACCATTTTAGCAGTACCATTCAGACCGGAAACACCATAAACCTTAGTGGAAGTACCCGGAAGGATAATCTCCATTTCAGCGTCCACTTTCGGGTCATAGTGATAAAGGTTCTTCGAGGTCAGTTCCAGTACTAGGTCACGGAACTCATCTACACCCATGAAGATAGCAGCCTTGTCAAGCTTAGCAGCCGGAATAGCTTTGTAAGCTGCAAGAGCTTTGTCATAAGCAGTAGCACCCTGTGCAACAGTCGGTTTAATTACAGAAGCCTCACCTGCTAAGATAGTCAGAATACCATCCATACGGTCAGTAGCTTTTACACCCTGCCAAATGTTACGCTCCATTTTGTCTTTGATGTCGCTGATAACACCCTCTACAAACTCTTCCTCAAACGGAAGGCTCTTCTGACCAGCTGCTACGCGAACTTCATAACCGTTCCAATACTTCAACATTGCACGGTCACAGAACGACATATTCACCTTATAATTTCCAACTTCAAGTACGCGCTGTGAGAAAGCAGAAGTACCTGCCTCATCCCAACCACAGGTAGCACCATCACCGAAAGATACAGAGGTGTTCAGAATGTTAAGAGCTGCACTATGCTTTACACCAGTTTGAAGGTTGAAATGCTTTACGGAAGGTGCAGCAAAAATAGTTTTACGAATAAGAGGAAGACGTTGCTCCTCTACATAGGCTGTCAAAGCCGATACGTTAATTGCCATAGTTAAATTAGGTTTTTAAGGTTAAATTAGTTAAAATACTTTAATGCGCCAACTTTCTGCTCACTCTTAACTCTATCCTTAGCGGGCTCATCGGCTGACATTTCTAGTTCTTCTTGCTTTTGTGCTAGTTCTGCTTCTAATTCTGCAATTCTAGCGTCTCTTTCTGCTACGATTGATTCAAGCTCTGTAACTTTTGCTTCAAGTTCTTCAATCTTAGCGTCTTTTTCATCAGGTTCAGGTTCAGATTCTTCCTTTGCTTCCTCAGCAGGTTGTTCCTCTTCCTCTTCCTTAATTTCTTCGGGTTGCTCTTCTGCTTTCGGGGTCTCTTCAGCAGGTTCATCCTCTCCGCTCTTTTTGCGAAGCTCGGAAATCTTACCCTCTGCTACAACAATTAGCATATCTTCATAGACATACTCACCGTCAGCAGCAGGAGCAAAACCCTCTTCCGATTCTACAAATACTTCAACGCCCTCTGCAAGCTCTCCCTCGATAATGAGAGTGCCTTTGTCTGTGCTAATCTCAGCTAATTGAAGTAATTGTTTTCTTAACTGTAACAAATTCAAGTTCATAGTTGTTTAGGTTTATTTTGCATTGATTTAGGTTCAAAGATATTGTTCAATCCATTCATCAAAGGTCATCGGTTTATCTTGTTTTTCAAATCTCTCAGGGGAAACATCGAATAGACCTTGAAGGCTGAAACCATTAAGCTTGTCACCATTAACTATTTCATCCCATAACTCTTGATTCTCTACTTTATAAGAACAAATCCAAGAGCCATCGGGTACATCAGCAAACTCTTTTGGAGATATGCCTCTTTCTTTGTTTGTGATATAAGATTCAATCATATAAATCCCATCTACAAACTTTTCGTCATCATGTTGTAGGTTTACTGAGTTAAACAATCCTTTCTTTGCATACTTTTCAACCATTTTCGCTATTGTCTCTTTAGTAAATACCACAAAGTATTCACCATATCTTTCCGAATAACGGTAAATTGGAGTTTCAGCTAAGCAAACAACACCTGTAATAATGTGTTTAGCTCCGTCAAACTCTAATCTTACTGGCTTCTTCTCTTCATTAAAGCAAAGGAAGTTTCTTTGGACTGCCGGAACGTCCACTAAACTAATAGCGTCCATTCCGGTCTCATCCATTTCGTTAATGTGTATGAAGTAAACCTTTAATTCATCTGTTAGTTTCATAGTACTTAAAGTTTTTTAGTGTTTAAGTGTCTCTAAAAACTATATAGATAGTCTTAAAGATTTGTTAATTTTTTTAATATCTCGCTTCACTTTCTGTTACTGCTACTCTATCTTGTGTATCAGTAATGTCAGATTCTACTACATATACTTTACTGTCTTGTATAGCACCTTCAATACTTGCACCTTGAACATCTTGTGTATATTGAACAGGTGCAATAACTGAACTAACTGCACTAGCATTAGGTGTAGCAGATGAAGCGTCAGCACCACCACCTTTATCTCCAAACTTAGTCTTGGATATTTTCGATAACTGTAGTCCTCCTGTAGTTGCCATCAAACCTGACATTAAAGCACCTACAATAACGTTTGCAGGGAAAGGTAATTGCATAGATGAAGCCCAAGCAGAAGCGATACCTGCTAACATATTAACAACCGTAGCTCCGTATTGATATTTCTTCTGTGCCTCAAAACCCTCTTTGTTACTAGTATCTTGTTCATTACCAAGTTCAGTAAGCATAGTACCAATCGCATTTAGACCTACAGCAGCAATTTGTGCATAAGCAGAGAAAGCTTCTTTACCACCTTTCTTGATTTGGGTATGTAATGTTTCCCAGTTTGCAGTAAGTGTAGCAATATTTTTCAAGATAGTACCCCAAGCAGGATTATCACTAAACTCACCTAGTGCTAAAGCAGAAGCGTTAATAGCCTCTGTTATACCTTTAGCCATTAAAGCCTCCGGTGAAGATGTATCTGTTTTCTCAGCTATAGAAGCTCTTGCAGCGTTCATCTTCTCTGTAAGACTTAGGATTTGTTCATCAGTTAGGCTATCTTCTGTCTCTAGTAAGTACTTAATGTTATCTACGTAGTCTTGAACATAAGCAGTTTGTAGTTCTTTCTTACGATTATTAAACTCTTGCTCACTTATAAGTTTTTCATCGTACTGAGACTGTAATCTTGCTAATTCTAGTTTATGAGAAGTATCAATTAAGTCAATAGAAGTTTTTATACGCTCTTCTTGTTCTTTCTTAGCAGCGTCTTTCTGTGCTTTTTCACGTTCTTTTGCATAATGGTCTTCAATAGCTTTTCTATCTTTCTCATACTGCTCTTGGGAAATGATTTTTTTCTTCAAAGCGTCATCTAGTAAAGCTACTTCTTTATCCAAAGACTTCTTAATTTCTGCTAATCGTTTCTCTAATTCAGTAGCACCATATAAAGAAACTTTGTCATTAAGTTCTTCATATTTCTTTCTGATTTCTGCAACTTGTTTAGCATACTCTTCTTCTGCCTTCAAACGTGCCTTTCTTTCTTCCTCTGTCTCAGCTAGTCTCTTTGCTTTGTGTTTGTCATACCCTTCATAATAAGCAGCAGCAGTAACTTCTCCAATTTTCTTGAACTCGTCACCTACACCTTTCCATTCATCTACAAACTCAGATTTCATGGCTTTTCCTGCTGCTTTCAGTTTATCAGCAAAGCCACCTTCCGTAGATGTGTAAGCTTGTATTGCAGACCAAACAGACTTAAATGGTGCTACTACATAAGTTACAATAGCCTTACCTACACCTATCATAGTTTGCTTGACTGCTGCCCATCCTGCGTTCAAACCACCTACTACAGTATCTGATATTTTTCCTAGTAAGTCAGTTTGTCCGGTAACTTTCTCTAGCCACTTAACAATATCTTCAAAGTGAGCAATAAGCATACCTAAACCTACTACAAGAGCACCTAATCCAGTAGATACAATTGCTGACTTTAGACCATGTGTAGCTCCTGTCGCACCTTTTATTGCTAAACTAAGTCTCTTAAAAGCCTTAACACCATTATCTAGTGCCGGAAGAGCCTGAGTAAGAGCCATGAGAGATTGCATTTTCTTTAATGATTCTGCAACCTCTTCATTCTCTGCACCAAATAAGTTTAACGCTGCTTGGGCTGCTTGGAAACCTGCAACCATACCACCTACCGTCTTAGTTACATTTCCTGCAATTTGTCCGAAATCCATAGCATTTGCATTGATTTCTTCCATCTGCTCTTTTAAGGTGTGTTGTATTTCTGCTGACTGTTGAAGGGCTTTATTGTATTCTTCTGTTCCTTGTTCAGTATTAAGAAGAACATCACGCAAGTCTTTTAATTCTTTGCGCAAATCTTTAACTGACTTTTGTGCATTGTCAGTATCAATTCTTAAAACTCTTACATTATCCATAATTTATTTATTTTGTTTAATTATAATATAGGATAGTCACGCGTCTCATGCCAACCTTCTTTATCCGTTACCTTTATTCTTAGGTACGTATTATTAGCAGAAGACATATTTGTGGTCAATGATACTAAGTATTCATTTCGGAACCATTCATCATCTCCCTCTGCAATCATTACCTGTTCCTCTCCCCAATCGTTTCCTAAGCTGTATGTACCCACTCCATTAGTAGATATTACCACTGTAGGCTTATTTTCTAAACCGTATGTATCTGTAGCACTCCATTTAAGTTTAAGTGTACGTGCTCCTGAGACAATTCTAGTAATTTCTTGACCACTGGAGTTTTCTAGTATAATACGAGGATAAGGATAAGTTGAATACCTAACTACATTAAACGAAGTCGTATAGTATTTGTTCTTTAATACAACTGCAAATTCTTTATCTTCACCATCCAAGTACTCAGATACGCACTGGTACAATACATAACCATTATTTATAGTAAAAGTTACACCATTCTTTGTGAAAGTTTTTAATCCATTTTCAAAAGTTACATCGGAAACAGATTCAACTGACCCAAGTGTGAGCGGATTAGCGTCAGTACTATAATTTAGATATAAAGTATAATCCCAACTTAGATTTAACCTATCCACTCTATGTAAGAAACTATCATTTCCATAGGCTTCTACATCTTGAATAGTAACTAAGTCAACTTTAGTCGGACTAGAAGAAGTAACATCATAATCATATATCTTATTAACTAAGCATATTTGATTTCCTAATTTAACTAGATTGCTCCAACTAAAATTATTATAGTCCGAAGGGCTTAAATCTACATAGCAGGTTATCAATTTATTTTGAACATTATATCTCTCTTCTAAGTATTTCTTCCAAAAATTATTATATATTGAATAACAGCTGCCGTAGTTAGCATTGTAAGTGTAATTTTCACTAGGAATATTAAACACGCACATTTCATTACCATACACTATATCTAATTTAGGATATTTGCTAGTACTAAGTCTTGTATTATCAGTGCTCGATTGATTATAGAAATATTTATTTGTAGATTCTTGCAAATAAGTATCATCCGTAATATAAACAGACCTTAGATTCATAAATGGGTCTGTATCAAAATTAGTAGCTCCAGTGTAGAAGTAGTAAGAACCAAATATATCAACCTGCTTATTATCCTCATCCTTATTATATACAAACAATTCTTTAGGGAAGCTGTAAACTATTTTATGTTTTCCGTATAGATTGTTCCAAGATAATACGTTATCAGTATTAGTCATAGATAGAGTTATCTTATCAAATAACTTAGTAGTCTCGGTATTAAAGTTATAGTCAGTCTTTAACTTATATTCACCAAAGTTCATTCCGAATTTATCTGAATACTTCTCTCCTAGATACGTGTCTAACTTCTCATAATTAAAACTAACATACTTATTTTCAAATGTAATTGGCTTTATATTAAAATCTTTAGACTTATCTACCTTATTAGTCCAATCAATAACTGAATAATCGGAAAAATACTCTGTAAAAGGCTTAAATATTATCTTCTTATTCAACTCATCTACGCTAATAGAGATACGATACATTTTACAATACTTTAAGATTTCCTCAAACAAATTATATTTATTATTCCAAAGGTTATTTAAGGTAATTCTAGTATTACTTCGTCTAGTATAATCTGTCTCAGCCGTAATCGTACTATTGTCCGTATCTACTAATTCAGTCAAAGGAGTTACATACGTATAGCTATCACTTTCTGTGTACTTAGTCATAAATCTAGGTTCAGTATTAGCCCATTCCGCTGTTATTTGAATTTTAAATTTATTAGCAGTTGACTTTTTTAATAGATAACTAAAATTAGGATTTATAGTGATATACCGCTTTCTGTTTGGATAAGTTCCAGTTCTAGTTAGCTCACCATACAACAATTTCTCCCAAGAGCTACCTAATGTATCTTTAAAAATACAATCATTATCCATAATAGCATACGTTTTAACATAAATGGAAGCGTTTGTTTCAGCATTTAACAGATTAACGTAAAGTTTTAGGTAGTTTTTATCGCTCAATCTTAAAGAGTAGGGGTCTGATGAACCTTTATCTAGTAACTCCAAACCTAAATTATAACTTAGAATTACAGAGAAATCATCAGACACAACAAACTTTGATGGATAAACATTGAAATCCTCTACTAATTTAAATACCTCTGCTGTAGTAGGTATCATAACATCCCAAGTGGTTCTATTCGTGGTAGTTTTACCTTGCCAAGTCCAAGTATAGGTAGTAGGATTATAATGATTAACTAGTGTTTCCGATTTCTTAGTATTGAGTGGACTTAACATATATACTAAATTGAACCAGTATGGATTATATTTATTAAACCATGATTCACTAAGCTCAAATGTATATCCAGTAACTTTCTCTGCTTTATTTTGAAAAATCTGAAATAACTTATTGAAGTATATGTAAGGTAGTTGTAAGTAACTCCTATATTCACCAATTTCTCTAGGTAATAGTCCATCAGGTATAACAACGTCAGGGTCTATACCGGTGTCATTCTTAAACGAATCCCCTAGAGTGTCAGTAAAATTGCTACTTGATGATGAGGAATGCTGATAAGTTGTATAATCAAAGCCCTCACTGAAAGAGTTATTAGGTGCAAAACCAATAATGTCAGTTACCTTATATGCTGGATGTATAATAGGTGTACTAGTTCCGGGTGGTGTGTACCATTTTGGAAATAGTTTAGATTGTACTTGACCACCTACATTCCAACTCTCATAAACAAGATTACTATTTATATATTCACTAACATATTCACTACCATCAAGATAGTAATCATACTCCTTACTAGTCTTATCAAAGGTGATTTTTTTCAAATCTTGAAACACTTTACCTAGTTGACCGAACAAGGTTAATTCATAAGTACCCTTTTTATTAGACTGCTTAATCTCATTCATTTTAGCATAGCCAGTCATAATCACTGAATCAGACCACTGTAATCTAAAATTCAGTTTTTTGTACGGGTCAAAGTATAGTCCTGTAAGGGGTTGTCTCTCTGTTAAAGCCCAATCATATATAATACTATTATTACCGTTCTTCCTATGACTAAAACTAACTACGTATGTTTCTCCCTCAACTAGACCTAAGCCTGCTAAGTCCCATTGTACAAAGTAAACTTCTTTATTGTCAGCCTCAGATGATAAATCTCTAAAGGAAAACTCTAATCGGTAATATCTTGTAGAATCATAAATAAACTCATAGGTGTGTGTATCATTATTACAGGAATAATCTTCTTTAGCTGTATATTCCCAATTAGCATTTTGAAAACCTAACTGTAAATACTGAACAGCTAAATCACAAACTATCTCACCACTCACTAGACTATCATCTACGTAACCTGAACCATCCCATTTTTTAATTCTAGAAGGAGTGCTAATTAGACTAGATGATGTTTTAGCTGATATAACCCTATCCGGATTATATATATGACCAAATAGTTTATGATTGTTTTGAGTGAAAGGAATAGATACTGTCTTACTCCAATCATTGATAATGGTAGTAGGGTTTGATAGGTCTTCAAATTGTTTAGTTATCGCAACTTGTACAGACTCATTCAACTCTACTTCTTTATCTTCTATAAATAATCTGAGCATTTTAATCTCCTTTCTTTAATAAAGTATGTTTTGTGTGTTAGTCTGTTCAAGGTCAAGAGTAATGTTAATCAATTTTTTCTGATTATGATAATTCTTCTCTACGTAATTACCCTTAAAGATAACATCATAAACTTTGTCGTACTTTGTATCTATAAGTTTAAGGATAGGACTAACATACAAACTTTCATAGAATGGATAGAGACTTTCCTTAATCCAACCTGTAGTGATTTTCCATTTAGGCTGAATAGTTACATTTCCCCTACGTCTAGTGTTCATGTAGTTCTGTATCTCATCTACCTTAATATCTTCACTGTAATCTGTAAACTCTGAAAATGGTTGAGACTGGAATGAACCAAGCCTATCCTGCCAAAATAGGTAATAACGACTATAACACCTTTCAAACAAAGCAACCTTAGAGTATCTCATATTTGAGGGTGTATTAGAGAAAGTACTTACAAGCCATAACTCTATATCATCCGTATATCGAGTGTTCTGTCCTACCATCTCACCTATTGTGCTCCTGTAAGTAGATGTCATATATTCACGTCCTAAGTTATCAAGTAAATTAGTAATGAGAGGGGATTCTACGTCACCATCTCCTGCATCAATTGCACGTAATTCTAATTCCTGTATAGCTCTACCATGTTCAACTGTAATACCGAATGGAAAACTAGAATAAAACATAGATTGTTCATCATCATATAGAGGGTATCTAGGTATTAAAGCACACTTATTGTTTGGATTAGAATTATATCTATTAAAACCTTGAAGAGCTACAGTTACATGTCCTCTCATAGAGGTTGATATATCAAAGAACACACTACTTGGATTCATGTATTGTTGATTTTGTGGTCTATCATTAGGATAACCATAAACATGTGATACCGTAACTTCATTACTAGTAACCCAAGTACTACCTGTATATACTTGAACGAAATATATAGTAACCAAGCGTACATTATTAGACCCCGAATAATTTGTATTTCTAGCAAAAACTTCTACATCATTTCTGACTATATCTGTAATGTCAAAAGTATGGTAACGCTCTGAACCATTTGCATAGAAGTTTCCTGCAAATACTATCCTAGTGTCTTCGCGCTCTCGGTCATTTTCCATCCATTCTCTTACTCTATATTGGTAAAGACCCTTTGGAAGTGCGGTAGAGTTAGGATAAGTAACAGATACGGTAATGTTATTTTCATTTAAGTATCTCATAATAAAATTTCTTCATTTATTTGTTCTTGCAGCTGTGTGGCGAGTACATCTATAATCGCCTCAATCAAATCATCTGCACTATCTATCGTCTTCTGTAATAGCTTAGTTGGTGAAGTACCGTTTAATGATATACTTCTAGCTATTACAAATGCTAAGCTTCTTGTACTAGGAACTTTACCATTTATGGCGGCTGGAACTATTCGCTTAACTGTAATCCATTCCTCTATAGCTGAGACTGGAGGAAAGTGAGGTTTAGTTCCATTCTCTAAGTACAACCAATACTCCGGAATACTGAACCACACCTCTAAACTCTTTCCATCAAATGTACACTTATAGCTAGCAGAATTTTGTAAGTTTCCGCTAGCCTTGTGTCCTGTATCTTCAATCTCTTTTTTATAACGCTCTAGAAGTTCCTTAGCTAAATCTCTAATTTCTTGTGAGACTTTCATGTTAATTCCTCCTGTGACTATTCATTTGTTGCTTAATCATTTTCTCCTGCTGCCTTTGAATTAGAACTTGGCACGAAACTAGATAGAAGACGGTACTGATGTCATACTCCATAGCAGCACTAAAAGTTTCATTCGTTATATCACAAAACTTTAAGATAAAGGCAGTAACACCAATTCCGCTGAGGTCTTGATTAGATTGATTATTCGCTCCTTGTCCTCCTTGCTCAGCGTCTTGTCCTTCTTCACTTTCTTGATTGAAGAGGACTGGAAAATTTCTATGAATTTGGCAAACTGAGCGGTGAAAAAAGACGTGATAGAATTTGCAACAGGAATAGGTACATTTTCCATATCCTTAATCACCTCTGACATATCATAGCCATCATTATACTTGTGTCCTTCCGGTACTACAAATACTGAAAGAAGTTTTGCAGTATCATTGTCTTTTACATAATTCATAAAGTCTATGTACTGTGCAGTTGTAATATTTCCTAACAAAGAGGTAACATCATATTTCTTTCCACGTAATTCAAAGTGCTTAGGTGGGATAGAGGTTGGAATTTCGGTTTTTAAGAAACTCAACTTTTTCAACTGTTCATTAAAATCTTGTAGCGGTAGGTCTGTTACATCATCACCAAGGATTAACTCTGCCATAGCTACAACCTTTTCCATCTCATCCTCCATTTCTAGAACCGTTTGTAGTTCTTTGAACTGGGATAAAGTTACATTATACCAATTCAGCTCTTTAACATTCAACATAACATTACAAAATATTATAAGTTCCTTTCGTAATACAATCAATAGCTAGTAGAGTAGCAATAATACAGTCATCGTGATAACCTTGATGAGCGTTATATGTTCTCTTACCATTGTTTGTAATCTTCATTTCATACATTTCAAGCTGTACAATCAGAGTAGGGTCATCTAAAATCTGTATCTGCTTATTTTGTACATAAACTTGAAAATTATTGATTAACTTTTCTTTACTATCATTGGTGGTAGTAAATCTTAGAAGCATTACAGGTAATTGTTCAGCTTTTATGGCTTTATCTAGTAATCCATAAAAGATTTGTCCGATACTATTAGATTCTACCTGTACTTTAAGAGGCTGATACTCCTTTATAAGACTAATTATAAAGTTTATTGTTTGTGTCTCATCCTTATCGGAAAAGTGATATAGCTTTACCATTTCCCTGTTATTGTTAAAAATGGCTATGGCTGTTTCATCTTGACCTTGACCAGAGCCCCAGTCAATACCAAAATAGTAGTTAGTATTGTCTTTGTTATAGTTATTACTTACTACTCCACTGAAATCACCAAACACACCACCTTCATTATCTAAAAACTCACCTAGGTACTCAGTGCGGAATTTAGCTATAGGCATTGATTTCCTATATTCCTCTAATTTATCAGGTGGTAGTAAGGCAGATGTATCATACCTAGGGTCTGCCCAGTCATAAGACAAAACTTTAGTTCCATTCTCAAAGCCTCTCATATAAGTTGTATAGAAAAATCCTGTCTTGTGATATGGTGTAGATACAACTACTACAGGTGCTTGACTAACATTCACCCAAGGTAATGTATCATAAATAACATCATCATTCACATAAGCTGCCTCATCTATACAATATATTCCGGTAACTGTAAATCCCCTAAGCGCGTCTCTCTGTTCTGCTGACTTAAAATAGATTTCACTACCGTTCTTTAACTCTACTACAAGGTTTAAGTCATTGTGTCTTCTGTAAATCTTAGTAGGTTGCAATATGTTCTTTACTGACCTAAATAATTTACGTGACTGGGATAATGTAGGACTAAGACAAATGGAAACGGTCTTATTTCGCTCTATAGCAGTTCTTATCAGCAGTAATTGAAGCAACGTGGATTTACCAATCTGTCTTCGTGATTTAATAACATGAGTGTAGCCTTTCCAATGCTGTTCTAAATTACTAACTACGTCTAACTGCCACTGAAACAATTTAAGGTTTGCACTTACTTTTACTTTCTTCTCTTCCATAACACATCCCCTTCTTCTAGTTATTCACCAAGTCCGAAGTCCAGTTTAATCTCAGCGTCACCCTCAATCTTGACTTTCTCGGTATAAGCTCCGTTCATCTTGTTTTGGGTATCTATCGCCTTAATTGCAGAACTTCTATCACCTGTCTTCATGCTATCTTCAATGATACTGTCTAAGCGTCCATTGTTCATAGCAATAAGTGTTTCCTTGGTCTCTTCGCTTCTTAAAAATTTTAGGGTATCTTGAATAGCTAACTCTACCGTCTTTCTCCCTAGTCCCCATTCGTCTGTAAATTTATTGACCATTGAGATATAAGACATACCCGAAGCCATAGCCTGCAAGATTAGATTTCTACGCGCCTCCAATTTCATCGGGAGATTGCTGTTCTCCTCTTTCTTCTTGTGACTGTCTGCCATAGTTCTTTCCTTTCTGTTTAGGTTGTTTAGGTTTTTGAGCCTCCTTCTCTAGCTCTTCTTTAACTTTCTTCGCGCGTTCCTCTTTCTCTTTGAAGTAAGGAACAGCTAATTTTTTGATAAAGTCTAAGCAGCATTTAGGACATCCATTATGAGTATATAAAATACCAACCTCTTTAGCTGCGTTTGTTAATTCCTTTATCTCATTTTTGGTTAGCCCTCTTATGAAGTCTGCATTAGTTGCTGTATAAAAATAGCTGTCATATTTGGCTAACGTAGTAAATACTGAATCTTTCATCTTAGTCTATAAATTTTTTATAAATCCATCGTACAAGGGAAATTCCAATATCCCTCATACATAATATAGTATCTTTGTAAAAGTCGCAAAAAGTGCTATTTACTAAGGCAGCAGCAATCCAAAGCAGCGTAAAATGACCAGTACACAATAGATAAATCATGCTAGCCCAAAATATTTGACAAGTTTCGCAATCTAGTAAATGAAACCTGTAATCACTTTTCACAATTTTTCCTTTTGTTAGCAACCAAGATAATCCCTTCTTAGATGATTCCGGAAAATCTGTTATTCCAGTGATAACCGTGAAGATTATACCGATTGCTAATAAATCTAATAATGTCTTTATCATAATTTATGCTGATTTTATATAATGTCCTTTCGCGTCTCTAGGTCGATTTCGTGCAATATCTGATAACTTTGCCTTATGCTCTTCTGAAAAAACACGACCTTTCAAAACCTCACTTATTTTTCTTTTCGTTTCCTCCGTTGGTTTATCAGTGCCTCTTAATCGTTTTGTTTCTACTGTACGTGCAGCTACTTCGTGGTCTTTCATAGGATTGTTAGCTTTCATTCTATCTGATGTAAGCTTCTTCATGTTATCTGACATCTTTCTTCCAGTATTAGCTTTACTAATATTACGTCTCCATTCATCTGTCATATTTTTTGTAGGATTATTAGCTTTCATTCTATCGCTAATGTTTTTCTTAAACTCCTCTGTATGATGAACACCGAGACATCCTTCTCCTCCTAAAGTCATATTATATCCGTTTTCGTAGGTATGAAATTTCCTAATATAAAACTTCTCAAAGAAATCAAGTTTTTGCTTTAACTCTTGCTTATCTTCTAAGTCAATAGTTACTAAAACTTCATACTGGAAATTTTCAAAACCATATTTCTTTATAGCACGATGAAAAGCACAATCACCACCTTCCATTCTTCTGTGCTTAGCCATTCTCGCTTCCGGTCTAATAGTTTGTCCGATATATGATTTACCGGAAGGACTTGTATATTTATAAATTATTCCTGTCATAACTTAATCTCCTTTCCGTACTTAGCTTCATACAATTCTTTTACGTTCTTTCGTGCAGCCCAAATAAGAATCTTCAAACTAGCTGCTGATTTGTATGAACACCCTGCACCATTAAAGCACTCTAGGATTTTTTCATAATCTCCATCATAAGCTAAGTAGGCTAACACTAAATTACGGTCTTTAGGGTCTGCTTCATTCATTATCAGTTTCCAAGTGCGCATAAATTTTAGTGCAAATTCGGGGTTGAACCAATTATACTTAGGGTCATCAAACATATCATTCATATAACCGATATATTCTTGGTTAATATCTTCATAGCGTCTTTCCATCATAGCTATATATTCAGATATTCTACCCTTTGCCTCATCATATAAAAAATTCTCTATCTTCTTCATAACATTATTCTCCCTTTAATAATCAATTTCTTCTTTGTCTTTGCTATCACTACCAAAAAATGACTGCCAAAAACTATCCTCCATCGTTACAAATCTTTCTCTGTAGCGATTGTATTTCAGATAAAGCGTGGAAGAATCTGAGATAATTTGTCTGTGAATCAGTCCGGATATGTAAGCTGAAATACTATATACACCTTGCTCATATAAATCATCCCATTTTTCTTGTGGTACTTTACAAATCTCTAAATATATTTCTTGGATTTTGTCAGCAGTGTCGCCTTGTTTAATACTCCTCTTCAAAAGATAAGTCGTATACCACTCAACAAGATGAATCGCAACTATCCATTCCAAAATATCTTCACGCTTTCCAGATTTAAGCGGAATATCTTTTGTAAGAACACGGTTATCATAGTTCCAATTTCTTCCGCTCTCTTTCTTTAATTCTTTCATATCATCAATTTTTTAGTTTACTTCATTCTAATAAGAGAAGGGGAGATACTACAACTTCATCGCAGCACTCCCACCACTCTCTTTATTAGGATTATTATGAATTTCTCTTTACTATTTTGATATTGTTTCTATCTGCCCAACTATATAGGGTAGTCCTAGACAACTTAACACCTTTTGCAAGAAGTGCTCTGTAATTCTCTGTTACAGACTTAGAAACATCGTAGGTTTCTGAAATAAGTTTATCATCTAACTTTCTCAATGACTTAGATATTTTACGCTTAGTTTCTTCTGATACAGCACCCCTTTTGTGTCCTTTATTTGATTCACTAATTTTACGCCTAGTTTCATCTGAAAGAACACGTCCTTTCCTCATATCAGACAGTTTCTTCTTTGTTTCCTCAGAAGCTTTATGACCTTTCAAAGCCTTAGATAATTTTTTACGAGTTTCTTCACTGAGATTATTTCTAGCCTCCGAAATCTTATGCCTCGTTTCCTCAGATTGAACACGTCCTTTATTTGATTCACTAATTTTACGTCTAGTTTCCTCAGATTGAACACGACCTTTCAAAACCTCAGATAATTTTACCTTCTGCTCATCAGACATTTTTCTTCCTTTATTTGCCTTAGAAATTTTTTGCTTAGATTGCTCTGACATCTTAAAGCCTACACAACCATCACCACCTTTTGTAAGATTATATCCTTTAAGCGGATTTGTAGTTTCATAAAAGGCAATTAGGTATTTCTCTAGATAATCAGCTTCTTTTTTAGTTAAGTCTGTTGCAACTATTACATGTTCAAAATTATCCCATTCATATTTTTGAATTGCATTGTAGAAATATGGATTATTTTTATAACCACTTCCTCTTCCCCAACGCTTTTGGGGAGTTTGACATGTTTGACCTATATAGATTTTTCCATTAGGTGCAATGTGTTTGTACACAGTATAGTTCTTCTTCATAACATTTACTTGATTTTGTTATATTCGTCCCTAGCTTTGATAACTTGGCGATAACTACATTTCATTGCCTTTTGATTATCCCTTAGAGATAAACTTGGGTCATAACCTGTTGCAATACCTTTATCTCTGCTATCAACGGTCTTAATATCGTTCTTCTTAACCCATCTGTATAAATGCCTTTCTGAAATCTCAAAACCTTTATCTTTCAAAATCTCTACATTTTCTTTTACAGACTTGGTTACATCATAATTCTCAGCTATAGTAGAATCTGTTATTTCAGTACGTGCCTTAGCAATAATACTTTTCTTATCCTCTATGTTCGGATTAACTACAAAATTCCTAGTTCTACAGGTTTTCTCATTCACAAACTTCTCCTTAAACTCATCTAAGTCTGCACAATAAGCCCTCTGAACACGTACCATTAAACAGTCTAAATCCAGTACACCATCAGTATTATCAAAAAACCGCTGAACATCTATAATCATATTGTATAAAAGTTCATCCGGTGTTACTTCCGGTTTGATAAGTCTTCTGAGAATAGCTCTAATTAACAACTTCTTTCTACGCTTACAACCATCTTCAATCTTCTTAGGCATATACAAGAGCTCCATATAATCTTCTACCCTCGCATAATCCTTACCATCAAAGTTTACTTCCGGTTTAGTGAAGTATCTATAGCCGCCTTGATGATACCAGTAGTGTAATATCTTGTCTAAGTCTTTACGGTTCTTCAAATCTTCAATGAAATCACCGTTAAATTCTACAGCTTCATCACACTTCTTACAAATATCATCATCCTCATCATCTTCACTTCTCAACTGCTCTGCCCAAGTTAATTCGGGAAAATCAGTTACAGAATAAACTAGATAGGACTTGTAACATTCATGCTCACTTGGATTAGCACCGTTGAAATACTGAACAGGGTCACTACCACAGTCATCATAGAGCTCTTCATTTGTCATATCTTGTAAATCTGACATAATACAGTCTGAGATATGATAGAACTCATCCCTATTAAGCATACTGTCAAATACATATACCATTCTAAACCGTCTGCTATAACCAGTCTTCTCTTTATCAACTTTATCAGAGAATGAGGTATAGGTAACAGTTGGTGTATATGTCAAAGCACCAATATACTCTTCAATGTCATCTGAATAACTCTCTTTGTCAATATCTACAAAAATCGTATATGAACCCTTAAACAAATCATTACGTTTTGCAGACATCTTGAAAAATCCTCTATTCTTTCCGGATTGATAGATTAGATACTGACCGCCTTTCTTGTTCTCATTACCGTTCTCATCCTTGTAAACTATCTTCACCTTATCACTTGTAGTTTCAGGCGCGTACTTTTTATTTTCTACGTTGAATAGATTACAGAATGAGTGACCAGTAATAGCATAATTAGCAAACTCATCAATAGTAACAGTCTGCTCCTTAAATGCCATCGGTTCTTTACCTAATCCCTTAGCACCGCCTCTAGTTAAGCAGGTGGTAACTTCTTCTTTACTGTTATATCCCTCTCTACTAATTGAGACGGGAAATTTATAATCTTTAATTTCTTTCATAAGGTCAGCCCTTGATTAAATGTTTTCTTAGTCTTCTCTCCAAATCTGCTTAGCCTTGTACAACCTCTCAAATTTGGCTCTTCCTAATGTCTTCTTAGCGTCCTTTCTATTTTCAAAGGTTTCGCCAGTTTCTTTAATTATCCACATAACTACATAACGAATTTGCCCTACAACGAAATCGCGCCATAGGGTATATCTTTATTATTCTCTTTATTTATCTTATTATCTGTACTATTTAATTACTCCTAAACAATACAATAATAGGACATCAATATTTCTCGAAATGGCAAAATATGTATCAGCTTATAACATTCCCATTCCTGCCATAATCGTAATCAAGCCAAATAGAAATCCAAATACACATAGACTTCCAATAGCAGTCCAGTAGAGCAAGTATTTAACTACAAGTGCTACTACTAATAAAGCCTTCTTCATAACACAATCTCCTATATTTACTCATCTGCTTCTTTAGGCTTAGCAGATAATTTACTCTCAATCATATCAGCAGTACTAGTAACAACCTTAACTAGTTCACCGCTTTCAACTAAGTCAATATATCCAAGTACTCCTAGCTTTTCTCTCGCTTCAAGTAGATTGTCATATATTTCTCCAGTACGTTTATTCTTATACTTAAACGCAACTTTTAACATAGCTCTTCTTCTCATAGTATTCAATATTAAATTCCGGATTAAACGACCTCAAGAGAGAACACTACTCGCTTTTGCTTATTTTTTGAGTGGAGAACCGCATTTGTTTTCGTGTTCCCTCTTGAAGGTTTGTTTGGCTAGCTTTGATAAACTCCGGATGTTCTCTCTGCCTCTCTGCTTTGTTTCGCTTCAATTCGCCTTAATTGTTTCTGATATTACCACCTCTACTACTCATTTCACAACGCTTAGTAGCCCTCTTGTATCAGAGCAAGAGGAGAACATTACTTTTAGAAATATTATAGACTTATTTGTCCAAAGAGATAAACGCTTAAAACTATTTGACTTAATTCAAACTAACTTTTTCAAGCGTCATCTATAAATTAGATAGATTAAGTTACTTTTATTTACACATATAAGGGTTTGAGCTAATCCAACCCTAAAAAAGTTGGTGAATTATAGCGTTTTTAGTAAGAATTGTCCTAATTATTCAACGATAATAGGGTTATGCTTAAAATCAATAAAAATTCCGGTAGTTATTGGTTTTTCTGTTTCCAGTACCACCTTCTAGAATTTTCAGCTAATCTCATAGCCTTTAATGCCTCATCCTTTTCCTCTTCGGTTTTACAGTTAGCTAATTTCTCTTGTCTTTTATTAGCATAGGTATCAGAGATTCTATTTAACCGTGTTCCATAGGTTAGATTATACTCAGAACTACACCATTCAAGATTATCAGCCCTATTATTACTTGGGTCTTCGTCTTTATGGTTTATTTGGTCATATTCTTTCGGATTAGGATTGAAGATAAATGCCTTAGCTACCAGTCTATGAACAAGATAGGAATTATACTCACCTTCCTTGCACAGACTAACATGACGGTAATTCCTTGTGGGTTGGACTTTCAATATTCTTCCAGTCATAACATTCCTTACTCTTCCTTGGTCACTTACTTGATATAACCCTTCATAACCCTCTATATCTTTCCAACTTTCACCTTCCTCTGTAGGTAATCCAAATGCTTCTACTTTTAACTTGTTTGGTCTTACATTCTCACCCTCTAGAAAATGTGCAGTCTCAATATTGTACACTCTTCCAAGGTTAGATACTTTTATATTGTTATCTTTCGTATCTTTCCAAATCTCACCTTTCTCAGTAGGAATACCAAAGTGCTCATAAACTAACTGACCAATAGTACCACGTTTTACCCTAACACCATCCTTATAGAAATCAATTCTGCTACCTCTATTTTCAGGTCTCAGGTATTTATAAGAGATTTTGCCCTTCTTATCTACTTTTACCCTGCGTACTCTTCCTTGGTCACTAATCTCATACAGACCATCTAGACCATTTACGCTAACCCACATCTCAAAATCATTATAATCTTTCATAACATTATCCTTTCTTATTACGTTGTTCTAGAATCTTCTCTCGATTCTTGGCATAGTAAGACCGCATATATTCATTCCATTCTTCGCGGTTCTCTCTTTGCCATTTTCTCTTATACTCCAATACCTCCTCTTTATGTTCTTGGTGGTATTGTTTACTATAGGCTAGATGATAGTCTCTATTCCTTTCATAACTAGCTCTCTGTAATTCTTTCTCTCTTTCTTTTCTTAACTTCTCTACAGTCTCTTCATCAGATGTACCATAGAGATTTTCCATTCTAGTCTTTGTACAGCGTTCAACTCTAGTTCCATAGTTGTTATTATATGCAGCTGTACACCATTCGAGGTCTTTAACGTGATTTGTGTCCCTCTGTTCTGTCTTATGATTTACACATGGCTTATTAAAGGCATTAGGTATAAAGGCTTCTGCTACCAATCTGTGTACATGGAATATTGTTTTAATTCCATCCTTGTACAGATTGACACTTGGATAGCCTTTACGTTTCCATGCCTTTAATACCTTCCCTGACATAAAACTTCTCACCTCGCCATGACTAGATACTTGATATAACCCTTCATAGCCTTTAATATCAGCCCAAAGTTCTATATCAAATACCCTAGTCAAGATGTATAGAATTAACTTTTTCATATTACGCGCTTAGATTTCCGTATTTCTTCAAAGCCTTCTTAGTCTCATTTCTAGCTTTATCATAAGCGCGTTTCTTTTCTTTGAGTGCTTCTAGTTCCTCTGCACTCATATTTTCCTTACGCGCTTTGGCATTAGCTAGTATTTCCTCTCTGTGCTCCTGATAATATTCCTTGTTCAGTTTGTTCTTATAATCAGGCTCTTGTTTTGCTTTTTCTTTAGCTAGTTTCTCTGCTGCTAAAGCTTTCAATCTAGCTTCTTCCTCTAAGCGTCTTTCTACCTCTGAGTTAATCTTCTCAATCGCTGCTTTCTTTGCCTCAATTAAATCATCTACTTGTTCAGCATAGTTAATCTTCTTCAAAGTCAGCCCATCAATCTCTTTTTGTAGCTTCTCACGCTCTTCTTTTAGTTCAGAATCCAAAGCTCTTGTAATTTCCTTTCTCTCCTTTGCAGTACCGTAGTTCAAGTTAGCGGTCATAGTAGTCCATTCAAGGTTGTTTGCATGGTTGTTCAAAGGATTTTCGTCTAGGTGATTGCAGACATTATACAGCTTGGGATTACTGTTAGGTACAAATGCCTTAGCTACAAGACGGTGTACATAAAGTTTAGACCTCTTTCCACCTTTAGAAAAATCTACTTTCAAATAGCCATTTCCATTACTGTACTGTTTCATCATTCGTCCGTTCTTAACCTTTCGGATTCTGCCAAAGCTGCTAACCTCATACAGTCCTTCAAATCCTGCCTCTTCTACAGCAGCCCACATTTCTACATCAGGGTTTACAATCATATTCTTCATAACATTAGATTGGCTTCACCTATACAGCTCTAGGTTTTATGGTCTCGCTCACTGCTTCCTTCCGCTAGCAAACAAGACAAGTTTCTTCTCTTTCATCTATCAGGGTTTGGGTCTGTCTTATCCGAGTTTTGTTCATTTCAGAAACATACCCTCCCTTTTCATGTATTAGGGTTTGGCTTCTTCTCAACCTCCCTTTTGTTCATTTCAGAATCAATAAATAAAATCCTTCTCTTTTACACCTATAAGGATTTGACCTGCCCTCGACCTCCCTTTTGTTCATTTCAGAAAAGGGTAGTTCTTTCTCTTTCATGTATTAGGCTTTGACCCCTCCCTGACCTCCCTTTTGTCGATTTCACGAAAGAGCAGATTTTCCTTCTTTTTACACTATTAAGGATTTGTTTGATAGAAATTGATTTTGACTGGGTGATTTTGGGCATTTTTTGCCATTTTTGCCCGAAAAAGTGCCATTTTCCCCAAAACTTGCAAAAATGGCGTTTGAAACGGTGAGTTATTGCAAAATCCACAGAAGACAAGCCAATTTCCTTTATCTTTCATCTTTAAGGAAAATGAAGATAGAAATGCGTTTTGAGTGGGTGATTTAGGGGTGTTTTGAGGGTAAAATGGCTGTTCAGAGGGTGTTTTGAAGCAAAAGTGGTCAATTTGGTTGTAGAGTTGGTAAATAAGGAAGGGGCTGTAGGGGAGAGGGCTAGGGAGAATGAGGGGCTGAAAGGAAAGATGAGCCCCTGTAGAAACTTAGCCCTGTAGTAATAAGCCCCTAGATTAAAGCCTCAGATAATATAATGGTTAAAGGCTCTATGGGAAAGGGCTAAGATAAAGGGGCTATGAGGGGAGGGGCTGAGTAGAATGAGGGGAGAGGCTAGGAAGAAGAATGAGCCTCTAGAAACCACCTCAGCCCTAGAATTAAGCCCCTGTAAAGATAGCCCTTAAAACTGTAATATCTCATCCTATCTCAAAACAGGGCTAAAAACAGGCGAAAATGACCTATATAAACAACAAAAACCCCCTTCTCGCTGCATTGGGAAGAGGGTAATTTAAGGGTTTTTAGGCTGTTTTTTTTATTTGCAAGGGGGTAGTACAGGGAAAAGTATCTATTATGGTTTAGGTCTATTATAATCACCGCGCCTTATGTTTCAAAGCCTTATTATCCCAAGCCCTAACATTTTCGCCTTTGGCATTTTATGGAGGGCTTAATTATCTCAGGCTTTAGAGTTTTGGCGCGCTAGGGTATATCTTAGTATTTATATTATTATTAGAGAGAAATAAAGAGATTACTATAAAGATAATAATTACACTATAGAGACATCAATATTTCCCGAAATGTCAGAAAGCGTATCACCTAGGAAAAACAAGGGCTGAGAGAGTATAGATTAGGTCTAGGCTTTTGGCACTTATCCATAAAAAGCCCACGATAAAACCTAGCCCCTGAAAGATTGAGGGCTAGTAAGGATTAAGGGCTTTGTGTTTTCAGTGCCTTTATCTATAATCCTTGCTGTAGTATTTTCTATGACCGTCTTCTATACTCTCTGCAAATCCACTACTCATAATCAGCTCTATCTCATCAGGGGCTAAACTATTTTTCGCCCTCTTAATCTCAAAGCGTTTTTCGGGTACGCTTTCTCTTATCAGGGCGAGAGTAACCCTAGCCCCTTTCATTTTCTCTATAGCTCTTCCCAGTCTATCCTCAGTGCTCATATCTCTAGTATTAAACCGGAAGCACCATTCATTAAGGTATAGTTGGTGGTATTTGCAGTGGGTTATTCTAGAGCCAAACCCTCTTTTCAACCAACTAAACCTATTTTCAATCCTATTACTGGAGACTTGGGCATGTAGGGTTTCAGAGTGTGTTATATAGTGATTGTTATGATGGTTGTTTGTTACTAATGGACTACCGATTTCTTTAGTCCATCCATCATACAACCTACTTTCATCACTAACTGCTAAACACTCTCCCTTTACATGCCCTTTATATATCTCTCTTATATACTCTTTTCTGATAGGGTTTGGAGTAGCATATAATACAGCCTTACCTTTATCAGTCATACCAAACACAGGGGCTTTGAGGCTAGAGTTTAAGGCATATATATCAGACTTTTCATATAGACGCTGACCTCTTTTCTTAGCGTCTTCTATACTAAAGTCTGTGATAAAATGCCTTTCCTTTAATAGCCTCAGTTTCCTAGAGTAGTGATAATTGGTAAGACATCCACCCAAGTAAGCCTCATCCATACTTATCCAATCCTCACTATCATTTCCAAGCACTATATCATTTTCGTCTAAGGCATAACGCAACTTAGATAACATTAACCAAGCTGACTTTTGGTTAATCCCTAGTTTAGTTGCAAGTTCTATAGACGATATATAATTAGTGCTTAAAATCTCATACAAGCCTAACATCCATACCTGTACACTAAGCTTACTCCCATGCAATAAGGTTCTAGTCTTATCATTAAACCTATTCTTACAACTATTACACTTATACTTGTACTCATTACCTATCTGTGTAACGTGTATAGAACCACAGTAAGGACAAACCACTATGCCTAGAGCCCACCTATACCTATGAAAGATATGCTCAGCGTCTTTAGTTACTTCCAAGACGCTAAGTTTCCTTCTTTCATTCCTTCCTTTGGGCTCTATATTGCGACCGACCGAAGGGAGGGAGCTCTCTGTTAATAGGGCTTGTTCCACTACCTTTACAAATTTTATGCAAAGGTACGGAAAATTTCATAAACCTCCAAATATTTAGTCACCAAAATTCGGGGTTTCGTCACATTTTTTAAGGGGTCTAACTTACTTATTATCAGTACTTTAAGGGTCTTTTCATGGTTAAGTGCCATAAAGTTTGGTTTGGGGAGGCTGAGCGAGGTGAAACCGAGCGAAGTTTTAACTAAAATCCTCAAAATTTTGGCATAAATAGAGAGATATTTATGACTATTTTTCTACTCCCTCCGCTCCGCTCCGGTCGTACTTTTCCTGCCTTTTTAACTCTTTTCTACACTAGGGGCTTCGGATAAAGAATAAGTTAGTATGTGCATGGGTTAAAGTGATACGCAGTTTGACATTCCGAGAAATATTGATGTGTGTAGTAGTGATTATAAAAGAGAGATAGGAATAATAGAAATAATAAGGATAAATAGTATAATATCCCCTATCCCCTAGAGCGACCTTGACATAGAGACATAAAAATAGGAGGCTTTGTTAATTTAGCCTCCCTTACTCTTGTCTCTTTAGTACTTTCGCTCTACTCGATAACTTGGTAATTTAAGATTAGTGTTTGGTGTGTTTGATTACCTTTGAACCAGTCTAGGAGTAGTAGTACATCGTTTATCAGCAGTACCTTTCCATCCTCCAAAAATTCGGTTCTTCTAGTTAGCTCTTTTCTCACCGTCTTTACCTCTCGCTTAGTTAGGTTTTTCTCCATGCTAAGTCTGAGTTCTTTCTCTGAGTGCTGATATTTCAAGTCACTCTTAATTTTCTCTACAATAAATGTCACTAAGGTATCTAACTTACCTTCCATAAATCGACTGCAAAGGTACTAAAAATTTTTGATATATGCAAATTTTTGGGCAGAAAAATTCAAAAAATCTGCAAAAATATAGGGTCTGAGGCTGATTTTAGTATTTTCATCAGCATTTCTAGGGTTTTTCTGCTGTTCAATACCTTCCCCTTAGCCTTGTTTTCACCTACCAAGATACAGCCCTCGGAATCATCAGCTGTGTTCCCTGCATGGATTCTAATACCCTTAAAGAACTGAACATTTAAGACTTCGGGTAGGATTTTCTTGAACCTAGGTGAGTATGTGAGCTTGACCTGATAAACTCCTTCCGGTATAGCTGTCTTACCATATACCTTGTCTTCGTACTCATTCAAGATTCTAACTGGGTCTTCAAGTGTATTACAAAGCCACTTACCATCTATGTAAAGGTCTCCAATGGTATAATCTTCTTTCTTATACCTTCTTATTACTGTTATTTTCATAGTTATCTCTCCTTATATAAACGCCAAAAGGGAGACCTACAGAATCTCTCCATAGACCTCCCTCTTACTTACATAGGACACGGCAATAAAACAAGCAAAGTCCGTATCTTATTATATTATGAATGACGTTAAATATATTACTTTTTATTCTACACTATTATCTGCTTCTTTTCTCTTTCCTCTCGCCTCTTCTCTGATTTTGGCTAGTTGAATCCTTGTAAACTCGCCAATACCAAATACGCTACCGAAGAAAGTTAGAAATTCACCCGTTGCAGCTAATACAGAACCATCAATCTCTCCTTCGGGTGGGACTGTGAAACCTGCTATACACAATCCCACACCTGACAAGAAAGCTATTACAGCAGCAGTCCAGATAATAGTAGTTCTAACTGCCTCCACTGACATTTTACTGTCCCTCCTTTATTATTCTTCGTTACTTGGGTACGGTTGGTCAGGAATTACGCCCAATCTAGTATAAATCTTTTCCTCCAACGCAAGTAGTAAATCTTCTACTTCTTGTTTAGTAAATACTTCCTGAGTTGTAGGATAAGAATCTAGAAGAGTAGTAACCTCTGACTTAGTATATACGGAATTTGCGTCCGCTTTATTCGCTAGGTCATGTGATTTCAAGTTATTATAGAAAGCACTAAGGTTATCCAAGCTAATTAGTTTATCCTCGTTCATAGTTAGTATTTATTTTATTTATGCGAAAAGTGCGTTAATATCAGCGGTTGTAGCAGTTTCAAAAGTAGCAGAGATTGTACTACCGGTAATGGTAATGTTATCTCCTGCTGTTAATGTGTCCTGCTTACCATCAACCTCATCTTTAGTTGCTACTGCCTTAAACTCATAACCACCCTCTAGTCTGTGAAGGATTACGTCATGGTTAGCAGCTAAGTTTGTGTTTATTAAGGTTTGTACTTGCTCTACTGTTTTGGTGGTAGAATAAGTATCAGTACCCTCATTGTAGGTAATGTCTAAATCTAGGTCTTCTGCACCAAGGAAAGAACTTAGATAAGGGGTTTCCATTACTTGCTCAGCGCAAGATAGTTTGGTGAAGTAGCTAGTATCTTCTGTGTACCATCTATAAGCTGTTACCGTACCATTAGAACACTGAATACTTACCGCTCCTTTATACATATAGTTCCAAAGTACCCAAGCGTCTTCTACATAAAATTGGAAGTAAGCGTTATCAATTTGGTCAGCGTCACTAGGAGTATTACCACCATTGATAGACATATAAACTTTCTCATCAGTGCTTAGACGGTAGAACTTAGTTTTATTATCAGCAGCAGCAGGTAAAGTATCAACTGCAACAATAGCGTCTGAATCTTCTGCGCTCAGTACACCATCCCAGTCTATGCTAAGATTTGCACCAACCTTAATACCACCAAGAGTATCAGCGGAAGCCTGTGGAAGTTCATAGTTCTCTAGACCTGCCAACTTAGTCTTCTCAGCTGTAGTGTAGTTATTGTCGGTATGAACGTAGTTAGCGTCTTGTACAAGGTTCTGAGGTTTGTTCTTAATGAAAGCGTCAGAAGATGAATCAGAAATATTCCAGTCTGCCTGTACGTTTACTTCTGCACCTGCTGCTATACCTGCGAGTTTAGTTTTCTCAGCAGAGGTATAGTTATTGTCAGTATGTACATAAGAAGCGTCCTGTACAAAGTTACCATCATTAGTTAAGTCGGTAAGCTTAGTAGGAAGTTCTGATTTCTGCGCATACTGTGATAAGTCCACAGAAATTTCACCATTCTCATCAATGGTTACGTTATCGCCTGCTGTAAGTTTGTCCTGCTTATCGGCTAAGTCATGCGATTTTAAGTTATCGTAAAACGTACTCAAATTACCATAGGTAATCAATTTATCATTTAATGCCATAGTTGTAATAAAATTTAATGGTTATTACGCAAATAATGCGTTAATCTCAGCCGTTGTTGCAGCCTCATCTCTTGTATAATAGTTTGATAAGTCTATTTCGGTTGAACCTATCTTTTCCCAAGCACCATCAACCCACATAAACTCATCATAGTAGTTTGTTTCACCTGTATCAGAAGCAGGTACAAAGTAGATTGTATGATTTTCACCGCTCTGAGGTAATGACTGAACTATCTGTACTTCAAAACCCGCGTCAGCTATTTCACTTGCAATCTTACTAGAGCTCCAAGTTTTTGTACTAGAGTTCTGTGTATCATCAATCTGATTGGATGAAATTGTATTGTTTGTGATAGTAATATTAGAACCTGCTGTCAGTCTATCCTGTTTCTTAGCAACTTCATCCATAGTAGCTACTTCTTTCCAAGTGTAGCCTCCATCAATTCTATAGAGGATAACATCATGTGTAGCTGCTAAGTTTGTGTTTACTATAGTTTGTACTTGTTCTGCTGTAAGAGGTGTAGAATAAACTCCAGTACTCTCATTTAGCGTAATGTTTAAGTCTGTATCTTCTGCACCTAAGAAAGATGATAGATAAGGTGTTTCTATTACTTGGTCTATTGCATTAAACTTGGTAAAGTAACTTGTATCATCAGTCCACCATCTGTATAGTGTAACAGTACCATTAGAACACTGAACATCTACTGCACCCTTGTAATAGTAATCCCATAAAATCCAAGCGTCCTCAATATAGAAGTTGAAGTAGGCATGGTCTATTTGGTCTTCATCGCTAGCAGTTCCCGATAACATAGACATATATACTTTATTATCAGTACTCAGTCTATAAAGTTTGCTAGTATTTGTTGCAGCTTCCGGTAATTCATCTACAGGTAGGATAGCTTTGGAATCCTCTGCACTTAATACACCGTCCCAATCAATACTTAAATTCTCACCTACCTTAATACCTCCTAAAGTAGTTGCAGAGGCTTGTGGTAGTTCATAGTTTTCAAGGCTAGCTAACTTATTCTTTTCAGCAGTCGTATAATTATTATCTGTGTGAACATAATTAGCGTCCTGTACTAAGTTCTGTGGTTTATTTTTAATGTAAGCGTCCGATGAAGTGTTAGTTACATTCCAATCAGACTGAACATTAACCTCAGCCCCAGTTGCTATACCTTGTAATTTGTTCTTTTCTGCTGTAGTGAAGTTGTTATCTGTATGAACGTATGAAGCGTCTTTTACGTAGTTATCATCATTGGTTAATTGTGATAATTTAGTAGGTACAGTAACATCTACAGTCTTATTTACTATAGGAAGAGCAGAACCATTAACTTTTACGCTCTCAATCTTATTAACTTGTGCTCCTGTCTCAATACCACTTACTTTTTCTGCAATAGGTTGTACAAGTGCATCTACTCTACGTGCTTCATCTAGTACCTTTTCATCTACGTAGCTTTTCTTAGCATACTCAGAAAGGTCAGTTGAAGCAGCAGAGATTACATTGTTTTCATCAATCGTAATGTTAATACCTGCTGTGAGTTTGTCCTGTTTCTTTTGGTCTAACTCTTCTATAGTATTATTTATACCCTCTATATCCGAGTTGATATTTGTTATCTCGGTACTTATATCTTCTATCTCTTGGGTATGTGAATCGTCGTTATCGTTGAGGGTATTGATGGTCTCCGTTATAAGGTTCACATCATACGCTAACAACTCTTCACCATCCTGATAGTTAGTTCTCAACTTAGTCTTTGCCATAGTGCTATAGTTTTAAGATAATATTGCAGGAAGATTCATTCCCAGTACCCAATTTATAGTTAAGCTGTCATAGCAAGTACCTAGAGAGCTTTCTGTGGTTAGGTCTATTGTTGTATATACTCCTGCCAAATAGTCTGCGAATGTTTGTTCAAATGGTGTATAGATTATGTCCCCTGCTATTTCTACGTTACTAGCCGTATTGATTAGGTTAATAACAGATTGAAGAGCATTAACACCATCTACATATATTTGGTTAGCGTTCGTTCTATCTTGGAGAAGTCTATCACCGTAGTATAACATTAGCGTATAAGTAATTAGATTGTTACTATACGAAATGCTTTGGAGACCTACATTAAAACTTCCATACTTAATTTCACTACTATTCCAGTTAGTATAAACATCACCGTCAAAAGCAGATTGAATTAAGTTTTGAGATAGAGCGATTTTCTTAATCGTGTCTATTAGTTCAACTACATTGCTCATAATCTACCTCCATTTCTGTGGTTAAGTTTATAGTAGTGTAAACTCCTGCTAGATAATCAGCGAAAGTTTGTATAAAGGGTGTGTATCTAATATCATCTTCAATCTCTACATTACTTGCTCTATTTAGTAGGTTAATAATTGATTGAAGTGCGTTAATGCCATCAGTGTAAATCTGATTAGCATTAGACCCATCCTGTAACAATCTATCACCATAATACAGGACTAAGGAATAAGTAGTTAAGTTTCCGTTGTAAGTTATATCTCTAAGACTTACATTAAAACTTCCGTACCTTATTTCAGAGCTATTCCAGTTAAGGTAAGCGTCTCCATCAAAGGCAGATTGGATTACTATTTGGTGTAATGCAATCCTTTTTATAGTTTCCATTAGTTCTACACTGCTCATAACTACCTCCTTATCCTAAAAATATTCCTGTATTGTATGCACCTTTATTAGAAGGCATATCAGCGCAAGAATCTATTTTCAAGTATTCCGGATATTTGGAGTTATTAGCTTTAAGGTAGTCACTTAATCTAGAACCGTAGAAGTTAGCTTTATTCTCATAGTTCTGTATTAAGTACTGTATGTCACGTAGAGAGGGGTTATAAACATTCTCTCCTGTTAAGCTAACTACACCTTGGTTACGTAGTTTGAACACCAAGGATAATTGTACATCAGCTACTACCTTATTTTCTAAGAACGGTGTAATGTATTCGTCTAATAGTTTCTTGTAATCGCTATTTTCATCTTTCGCTATATCACCTGTAGCTACTAAGTCTTTCAGTTTATTAAAAAGCTTAGAACCTATTAGTGGTTGTAATCCCATATCTTGCGCTACACGAATGGCAGGTGCAATATATGAGTTATCTACATTGTTGTTTAATATAGTGCGACTTTTTAAGGTCTGTTCACTTATAAGAAAAATCTCTTTCATTGCTTAGCCCTCC